CCAAACAGCTACCAAGCCTAGTAATCCTTGATCACTAAATCCTGATATAATTGCTTGTACATTTCCAATTACAGAAATGTTTGGCCAAAAAGGAATACCTTGGCCGCTGAATAACACTTCAAGCACAATACCTAGTGCTATCAGTGATACACCAACATCTGCTAGTGCAGATGCCCATGATTTGATTTTATTAATGATATCCATAATAAGGACCTCCTTTAAACAATCAAACACATTTTAGCACATCATATGAGTAATGTGTCAAGTGTTTTATTTGTTAAAATTTATTTAGAAGTTTAAAGATTTTATTAACAGATGTGTTAAAGGTCATAAAAAAAGGGCGATATTTCTACCGCCCTTTGAGTTTTATTATACTACGTCTTTTTATTATTATAAATTAGATAGTATTATTATGCATTAGCATTGATAACAGTTCTGCCTGCATCAGCTAACAGATTGATAACTGAGTTTTTCATCTGTTTTGCAGTTTCATATGAACCTGTACCAATTACTCTTACATTAAAGTCATAACCTTTGTTGATAAGATCAGTTGTTGGTGTAGATCTTTTCATTGCAAGGTTTTTGAACTTGATAACACCACCATTGATGTTACCAGAGTTATCAGTTGCATTTTTAGCCTCATCAAGGAAAACGCCAACTTTGTTGTTAACTCTACCTTTTGAGAACTCTCTAGTATATACTACGTATTGTTTAGTTCTAGCCATTTCTTCGTTACCTCCGATTTGAAATAGTTTGTTGATTATATTTTCTAACATAATATACACATAATATACTAGAACGTGTATATTGTCAACCGTTATTTTCTTCTTTTTTTACCTGAATACCAGCATTTTTGAAAACCAACTCAGGTGCTTTCATTAATTCTTGTTTGATTTCTGCGGTGTATAGAGTAATATCATCCATTTCGAACAGGATTTCCACATTTTTGCTCAACTTGTCGTTGTAATAGTCAGTTATCACATCCAACAGTTGAACAGCCTGTTTTTTATCCATGTGCCACCAGTCTTTGCCCTGGACAAAGTTTTTTAATTCGTTACTCATGTAACTATAATATATGATCTGCTATGCGAAGAGCAACCAATTGTTTTGCCGTAAAGTATTGATCACTTGGAGAATCCAATTTTTTCTTAACAGTTGACATGTTCCAGCCAGTGGCTTCTTTGAGAATTTGAAAACATCTTTCTTCACAGTTGGCATTTTCTTGCATGGCACTTTTCATGTCATGCATTTTGGATTCTAATCGATCTGAATGTTGATGATTCATTATCCCGGTATTTTTTGCTATGTATCTCATACCCTGTTTGCCTGATGCAAAAATTAAAAATGCCGCACTCATGACAGCACCAACACCAATTGTGGAAATGTTATGATAGCTGTGTTTCATCACATCTATAAGTGCAAATGAATGGTAAAGATCGCCGCCGTACGAATTAATATACAGTTTAAGTGTACGTTTTGGCTTTTTTTGCAGGTTAGCTGACAATATCCATTTGATAGCAACAGAAGTATTTTCCTCGTCAATGTCTCCATATAGATAGTGTATGTCGTTCTCTAACAATGACTTATCTATCTGGTCTTCTGACGAAAATTGATCAAATTTTTTCATGTTAAATACTTGCTAATAACTTGTTGCTTTTAATAATATATTTATATATCGATCAAAATGCAACCAAATTATGTGCGTATATTATATGTGCAATAAATAGTATTAAGGTAGTTAAAAATGGCATATTCAGTACTTGACAATAAACAAGCAGGTGTTTCTAACAGAACAGAAAATGTAGTGTATTCTGGAACTTATCGAGGATTTAGCACAGTTTCTGGAGTAAAAAACAATCAGCTATATGATCTTGATCTAGTCAAGCAAGATCTTATCAATCACTTTTATACTAGAAAAGGTGAAAGAGTTATGAATCCTGAATTTGGCACTATTATTTGGGACATGATCTATGAGCCGCTTGATGAAGCAAATAAAGAATTAATTCTAGAAGATTGCAGAAAAATTATTGCCAGTGATCCCAGAGTAGAACTAGGATCAATCAGCATACAATCTCTTGATTCTGGTTTAAGAATCAACATCAACATTAATATTCTACCGTTTAATCAATCATCAACTATGTCATTAAACTTTGAAAGAGAAACACTATAATGAGTCAAATACAAAGACAAGATAATTTATTTTCAGCAGAAGACTGGAAGGTAGTTTATAGAACATTTAATCAGGCAGACTTTACTGCATATGATTATGACACAATCAGAACTGCCATGCTAGATTATATTCAGGTCAACTACCCAGAAGATTTCAACGACTATATTCAGTCAAGTGAATTTATTGCCATCATTGACCTGTTGGCATTTTTAGGACAAAGTTTAGCATTTAGAACTGATTTGAATTCTCGAGAAAACTTTTTTGACACTGCTGAAAGACGAGAAAGCATATTAAGACTAGCAAAATTAATCAACTACCAGCCCAAAAGAAATGTTCCTGCCAGAGGAATTCTCAAAGTCAACAAAATTAGAACAACTGAACCAATAACAGATTCTGAAGGTACTGCACTAGACAATAAAAATGTTGTCTGGAATGATCCAAACAATCCCGACTGGTATGATCAATGGTTGTCTGTGATAAACACAGCGTTTAGTTCTACAAATCAATTTGGAGATCCATACAAAAGCAAATCAATATCTGGAATTGAAACAGATGTTTACAATATCAATTCAACTACCAATCAGGCTGTGGTTAAAAACTTTACACAGTCAATTGATGGAATATCAACATCTATAGATGTAGTCAAATCTGATATTCATGAAGATGGTTATCTTTACGAAAAATCACCAGACTCATCTGAATCTTATAACTTATTATATAGAAATGACAATCAAGGATTTGGCAGTACTGACACAGGTTTTTTTGTTTACTTTAAAGAAGGTGAGCTACAGCATCAAGACTATCAATTCAGCACACCAGTACCAAATAGAAATACCAACGTTGATGTTACAAACATCAATGACACAGATGTTTTTGTACAAAAAATTACATCGTCTGGTACACCAATTGAAAAATGGACCAAAGTACCAAACTTGTTTGGTCAAAACACAATTTACAACAGTTTAAATCTTAACACCAGAAATATCTTTAACGTTGAATCTAGGGTTGATGATCAAATCACAGTGCAATTCAGCGATGGTAATTTTGGTAATGCACCATATGGTAAATTTAGAATTTGGTACAGACAAAGCAATGGTCAAGGTCAGATAATTAGAAAAGACAGAATTCAAAACAAAGAAATTTCTATTGCATATCTCAACAAAGAAGGTCAGCAGTTTACACTGACACTTAGTTTGTCATTAAACTACACAGTTTCAAACTCACAACCAGCAGAAACAGATGCTGAAATAAAAACTAATGCACCGCAAACATTCTACACACAGGACAGAATGGTTAATGCAGAAGATTATAATATTTTTCCATTAACACAAAGCAACACTGTTAGAAAACTAAAAGCAATAAACAAAACACACATAGGTCACAGTAGATACATTGATATCAATGATCCAACAGGAACAGTTAAAAGTGTTAATGTGTATGGTAACGATGGTATTTTATATAAAGATCCAGACTTTAGTTTAAATGAAGAAGAAATTGAAGGCACAGTTGTTGACAACAGCAGTTACAACTATATTATCAATAACATATTACAGCCTTTGATTAAAAAAACACAATTGAAAAACTTCTACTATGACACATATAAAAACAATATTTTAGATATACATGATAGTACACAGTTTGAAATGACCAATGCTAGTGAAAAAATAGTCTGGCATCCATTTCCTGATTCAGGAGAAAGCGATTCTGGATATTTTTATTTGTTTGGCGGATCAACAGACATTTCAAATTCAACAACCATTTACAATAATCCTTATAGTGGACTAGAAAAACTAGGATTTGTAAGGCCCGGAACAAAATTAGAATTTGTTGACGATTACACATCTCCAACTACAGTAGTATGGACAACTGTTGTTAGCGTAAGAAATAATGGTAGTATGCTTTCTAGTGATACCACTGGTTGTGTACAACTCACAGAACAAATAACTAAAGGATTAAAAGTACGAACAGTTTTACCAAGTATAAGAACAACACTATCAAGCAGTGAAAGATCCTTAATACAAACCAAAATGGAAAACGGCGAAGATTTTGCTTTAGGATATCATTACTATGCATCACCGGATCAAAATTCTCCAGGTGTTGCTGAGTTGTCAATTCCTAGTACAGGTTCTGCATGGTATGTTATTAACGAAGACTATTTAGATTCTACCGGTGATTTTTCAATCACAAATAACAAAATACATAACAATGTACAGTCTTTAAGCAGTGATACTTCATGGTTAATTTATGCTGAATATATTCCAGCACCTAGCACACAAGCCAGTCCAAGATACAGATTTACTGTGAGAGGATTAGACTATGTGTTTGAAAGCAAAGACGAAGTAAGATTTTATTACGTTGAAGATTATAAAAATATTGATACTGCCACAGGCAAAGCAGTTAAAGACACAGTTACTCTTTTAGATATTAATAAAGATGCAACTGTGCTCACAGATCCTGCAAATGCTTCTGTTATAACTGATCCAATTGTTTTTAACATTACAGATAACTTTACTGAACAAGATGGATATGTTGACACAAAGAAAGTCAAAGTTTCTAATATTGATTCAGACGATGATGGTGCACCAGACAACCCAATAGCACATGAAAATCTTATAGATAATAACAACTACATATTTTTTAACAGCTATGAAAGTTATGATGGTTACACATATTACATGTTGAATTCAGATGTTACACAGGTAGCAAACACAGATGTAGCTAATACTACTAGTGGTATTACTTTTGTAACAGCAGACCAATATTTTTATAATAGCGATGGAAATACAGCAACAGTGATTCACGAAGATTCTGGTAACCCAATCAAAAGAGAAGGTTTCTTAAACAATGTAACCTATAAGGCTTATCTAGGAAGAAGTTTTACAACTTCTGATAAACTGTATTTCCAATATAAACACTCGGCACCAAGAGATCAACGTATTGATCCAAGTGTTTCTAATATTATTGAATTAATTGTTTTACAACAACAGTATCAAGCAGATATTACCAATTGGTTTAACAACAATGGTTCTAGGGCCACGTTACCAGCACAGCCAACCAGCGATGAAATTAGAGAAAACTTACTTGACATTGAAAAATACAAGTCAATAGGTGATCAAATTGTGTACACATCAGCAAGATTTAAATTATTATTTGGTGATACTGCTGATTCTCAAAATCAAGCAGTGTTTAAAGTGGTTAAGATTCCTGGTGCAACATACACAGACAATCAAATCAAAACCGAAGTAGTACAGGCCATTAGTAATTATTTTTCAATTTCAAACTGGGACTTTGGTGATACTTTTTATTTTTCTGAACTGGCCGCATATATTCATACACAGTTGAGTTCACAAATTTCAAGTGTGGTTATTGTACCAAAAGATGCTGAAGCAAAATTTGGCGATTTATTCCAAATCAAATCAGCAAGTAATGAATTATTTTTTAGTACTGCATCTGTTGATCAAGTACAAATTGTATCTGGACTTACAGGTGTAAACTTAAGATCAACTACAAGCACAGTTGGAGGTAGTTAATGTCATATCATGACAATAATGACATTGAAAGCAATGTAGAATTGTCAAATGTTCAAGTTAGCAATGCTAACGTTGAAAGCAATTCAGGCATTGTCAGTACTGATTCTACAGCATTGAGTTTTTTACCGGAAGTGTTCCAGACAGAAAAGTTGAAAAACTTTTTTGACGGCACAGTTGAACAAGTTTTAAGAAAACCCAACGATGAAAAAACTACTGAATACATTGGAAGAAAAACCGACGTTTATTTTGATAGCAGTAAAGACAATTATAAAATTGAAAAAACAAAAAATCGTCAAAACTATCAATTAGAGCCCGGCATTGTTTTAAAAGATAACGATTCCGGTGAAACTACTAATGCTATATTTTATAATGAAATTTTAGATCATATTGATCATGAAAACGGAATAGTATCAAATCAAAATCGATTGTTTAATCAAAAGTATTATAGTTTTTCACCACCTATTGACTATGACAAATTTGTCAATTATGACAACTACTATTGGTATCCAAGTCAAGATCTTAACGTACCATCAATTGTAGTAGACGGCACAACTGAAAACTTTACAGCAAATAACAGTCAAACCACATTCACATTAGAATCTGCTATAACAGAAACAATAATACAAAAGTTTGTTGAAACAGATAAAAACAATTCTCTTAGTGATACTGCTAACATTGTTTTCAACTTATCAAATTATTTTAACAGCGACACTGATATTGTTAAATTAGACGGCAGTGTTTTTACAAGTTACACAGCCAACAATACTAACAAAACAATAACGTTCAGCACCGGTGATATTGACAGCAACAGCATAGTTGAAGTTTTTTATATTACTGATGTTATAAAAGTAAATGGTATAACTGTTGACTACGACAACTATACTGCACTTGGTAAAACATTGGTATTATCAACTGCTTCTAGTGCCAACGATGTTGTTGAGATATCACACAATGTACGACCAGATCTAATATTAGGAAATAAAGAATATGTTTCTCCTAATAATATTAAGTTTAGTTCTGGCATGTTGATCAAATTTAATGATGCATATCTAATTGATATACAAGGACAGTACCAATCACAAAAGTTTTTTGTTGAAGGTGTTAACAGTGCATCAGGTATTGAATTTGTTGAACTAAGCACCGAACCTGAATTGTTTTTAGCTGATGAGCTGTTACCATGGGATTCTGCTGATAGTATAGGACTAGCAGATGAAAATGGTGGGTGGGATTCTGCAAGATGGAGTTCTGTTTCTGATATTACTAATCCAGACTACATCACAATTGAAAGAGGAAGTCGAGATAATAATCCATGGAGTAGAACCAATGGTTGGATTCACAAAGATAATTTAACAAATTACAGAACTCTACAGCAAACAGTTAACGTGTTTCATCCATGGGATGCTGTAACTGACGATATTAGAGGTTTTGATACAGGCTTCTGGGACGTTACTACTGACACACAAGAAACCACATTTCAATTAGACAACAGCAGAAAAGGTCGTAGACCAATCATTGAATTTGAAAAAAATATCAAATTATATAATTACGGAACACAACATGCTGTTACTGTTGATGTTTTAGCAGACGACGACACTGTTGATGACATCAACGGTTCATCTACATACACTGTTGACGGTATTAACATTGAAGATGATATGCTTATCTTGTTCCGAAACAGTGATTTTGAAACAACACTTGTGCCATGGTCCGGTGATGCATACCCATGGGATCATGACTCTGATGCAAATGTGGCAACGGGCGGTCCTACAGGTGGTGATCAAGGCTGGGATATTACCGGTGCTGATTTTGATGTATCATCATCAGTCTGGCAAGTAACAGGACACAGCACAGGAAATATTCAATTAGTCAAATACAACAACATTGCTACAGATTTTAATATTTCAGATGGTTCAAAAATTACAGTAAGACTAGGAACAACATATCAAGGAAAAGAATATTACTGGGACGGCTTTAGTTGGATTGAATCTCAAGCAAAAGACAGTATTAATTCTGCACCGTTGTTTGATATCTACAACAACGCCGGCGAGCTAATCAGTGATGGTTCTCCGGAAGCTGGCAACAAAATATTTGGTTACGAAGTTGGAACAGGCAGTAACGATCCTTATCTAAAATTTCCTTTAACTTATGAAAATTACAACACAGTGGGTGATATCAAATTTAAAAATCATTTAGCTGATGCTAATTCCACACATGGTCATCTTAACTATAAAAAGTACATTTACAAAAACAAATTGCAAGATACTTTTTACTACACTGTAATTGTGCATCCAAGTAAACGTAATACAGGAAACAAGTATTTTATTGACAACATTGAACAACAGAATTTGGTTTTTATCAAAGGAAACAAATATGTACTTGATCTTAGCGATTCAAGTTTTTCCGCAACTGGATTTTCTGGCTTAAATCATCAATTTGCATTGTCTGAAACACCCGATGGTAGATGGAACAGTGGAACAAGATACGACACTAATGTAAAATATTTTATTGACGATGTTCAAGTGTTGCCAGCTGATTTTTATAACAGTTTTGCTAGTGCTGAAAAAAGAAGAATTGAATTTTTACCTGATCAGGAAACACCAGATCAATTGTATTATTATTGTGTTCATCATGAGAATATGGGTGGAGAAATAAGAACTGTTGAAAACAATATCAGTTCTTTGGTTGATGCCACTGTTATTGAATATCAAAACGAATGGGTTCTTAAAAAAGAAAAATCATATCAAAAAGTGATTCAAGAGTTTATAGTTGACAGTGAATCAAACAAAAACACATTTGTTTTAGATGCAACCATTGCCGGAGATGCAGTAGCTAAAGTATATGTCAACAACAAACAACTTGAATATAAAGTTGATTATACTATTTCAAAAAATCAAATAATAAACACAACCAATAACATAAGCGAAGGATCACATGTTCTTGTAAAATGGCAAACACTTGAGAATAAACAATTAAAATCAGCATATTATGAAATTCCTAAAAATCTTTCAAATAATCCACAAAACAAATCAGTAATTTCATACTCATTTAGTGATTATCTAAGTCATTTTTATTCTACAATTTCAAATCAATCAAATTTGGTAGGATTAGCTTCTGAGAATAACAGCTACAGAGACACTCAAAAAGATATATCACAAGGTGATGTGATTCTACAACATACTGCTCCGTTAATGAAAGCCGGAGTACATGTCAACAGCTTGTCTCGTGATTTAATTAAATCAATTAAACTTGCACAGACAGACTATACAAAATTTAAAAATCAATTTGTTACAAAAGCACAATCAATTATTGATTCGTCAGACACTTCGGTACTGACAGATAGTGAACTAGTAGACACTATTCTAAAAGAAATGAATGCTAACAAAAAAGCCACTAGCAAGTGGTCACACAGTTTAATGTTGGCATATGGTGATACCAAGCAGACACAATCAATCACAATAGATTCAACTAATAAAACATGGAACACATTTTCTCAAGGACTTCCACAAGTGTTTGTTCAAGATGCACAAGGATTCCATCAACAATCTGGTGAACCAGGGTTGGAAATTGATTTTAGATTTGATCCTGCTACTGAAAAACAAACAAAATCTTTATACATTTATCAAAACAACAAACAGTTGTTAATGAATCATGATTACATACTTGATAATTCAAATAGCACAACAAGTATTGTTTTTATAGCAGATATTAGACCTGACATTGGCGATGTAATTCGTATTGAATATTTTGCAGACAAACAACCAGCATGGATTCCAGCCACTCCGGCAAAACTTGGTATGACTGGTTTGTACAAACCAGAACAAACTGTAGATAATGGTCATGCTGAAACTACATTTTATTTTATCCAAGGCCATGACGGTAGTTTAACTTTGAACTATGGAAACGACATTGATAGAGCATTATTAGAACTAGAAAAAAGAATATACAATGATTGTGAAAACAAATTTATTGATCCAGATTATGTTCCTGCTCTTTCATATCAAACACTAGTCAGCAACTATTTCAATAAAAAAGATTATTCTTACAAAGATTATACAAATATCATAAGATCACAAATGCATTCATGGTTTGTTTTCAATAAAGTTGATTGGGAACTAAATGATTCTACAAACAACAATTGGAGAGCATGGAACTGGAGCTCTGTAGCAAACTTAGAAGGTGATAGAACACCCGGTCATTGGAGAGGAATTTTTAAAAAGTTTTATGGCACAGAAAAACCTCACACTCACCCATGGGAAATGTTAGGATTCACAACAAAACCTCTTTGGTGGGATAGAAACTACAGCTGGACTAGTTTTACAAAAAGACAAAAATTAATCAACGATATTGAAAACGGTATAATCATTGCTGGCGAAAGAGAAAACCTTTCTGACTTATCATACACAGACAAAAACAATCCGTACAGACATGAAAACTTTTCATCTTTTGTTCCTGTAGATATTAGTGGTAATGTTTTAAACCCATGGGCAATTGGTTTATGTAATAAATTACCACAAGGTACTAACACAGAACTCAGCTGGAGAATTGGAGATTTATCACCTGCAGAATTGGCTTTTTATAGAAACAGTGCATATCCGTTTGCATTGGTATCTACTATAGCATTAATGAAACCAGCAGAGTTTTTTGAATTATTTTTTGATACATTGAATTCTGCTACTGCAACAATAAACAAAAACAATGTGTATGATAAAAACACAAATTTAAGACAGTCAAACAATGTCAAAGTTCATCGAGAACTTGATAATTCTTCAGTGGTAGTAGGAACTGGTTATCAGCAATACATTAGTGAAAACATTATCAACAACTCAAGCAACGTTGAAATAAACTACGGTAATATCATAAGAAACAGTGTACCGCAGTTGATTCACAAACAGTCCGCTTTCATTGATTTTGGTTCATACAAAGCACAAGCCGAATCATATTCACCTACTGCTCAAAGAACCAGTGTGTTTATTCCAACCGATGATATAGATCATTTGACACATGTTAGCACACCAATACAAGGATCCAGTTATTCTGCTGTGGTCATTGAAAAAACAATACATGGTTATCGTGTCTCAGGATATGATATTGGCAAGAATTATTTTGAAAGCACAGTCAGTGACATAAATGGTTTATCAGTTAGTGTCAATATAGGTGGTACACCAATTAACATTCCATCATACACACCAAATCAAACTGTGGCGGTAGACAGTTTTGTAAGATATGAAGGTGCTGTATATAAAGCAACTCAACCACATGTGACCGGAGATATTTTTGAACCTAAATACTATCAGTCAGTAAAAAATATTCCAATAACCGGCGGTGCTTCTGCAACTTATTACAAACAAATCAAAAACAACAAAGTAGCCAAAATAGAGTATGGTACTGAATTTAAAACTATACAAGAAGTTTTTGATTTCTTAGTTAACTATGGTAGAAAACTAGAATCAGATGGTTGGATCTTTGACGAATATCTAAAAGAACAAAATGAAACAAGTAACTGGTTATATGCCGCTAAAGAATTTTTATTTTGGAGTTTAGGCTCCTGGAGTAATGGTAGTTTATTAACTTTATCTCCAAGTGCCAATAGAATTAAATTTAAACCCAAGTCAGGTGTAGTGTCATCAGTTGAAGATGTGGTTGGCAACACATATTCAATACTTGACAAAAATGGAGCTCCGGTGCCAGCAGAAGATACACAGATACTAAGAGATGGATCGCAGATCACAATTAGACACTATAACAAAACACCTCTTTACTTTGTAAACTTATATGCAAGAGAACTTGAACATATTACTGTGTTTAACAATACTACAACATTTGGAGATAAAATATTTGATCCAATACTTGCTGTTAGACAACCTAGATTAAAACAGACACTGCTAAGAACTAAAGACTGGTACGGAAAATACGAAGCCAATGGATTCATAATTGATTCAAATGCTGGAATTATCAGTAACTTTGAAACGTCAACTAGAGACATGACTAGATATCTAGATGTTGATAAACCTATCAATAACGAAATTCTAAACGAAACAGGATTGCACACAATAGGATATCAGAATAGAGAGAATCTAAAAAATCTTGAAATTTTAGATGAAAACCAAACCAAATTTTATCAAGGCTTTATTAGACAAAAAGGCACAGAAAACAGCATTGACAAACTGCTAAGAAGTGATGTTATCAGTGATAGACAAGACATTAACTTGTACGAATATTATGCTTTTAAGATTGCAGAATTTGGCGGCTCTGGTGTTAATCAGTCAATTGAGTTCAAACTAGATTCAACTAAAATCAAAAATAATCCACAGTTGATTTCATTCTTACCAACATCAGATTCAGTTGTAACAACAGATGTAGAAACTGATAATATTATTACCATTGATGTTGATGATACCGAAAACTGGATTAAAAAGCCAGACGGCGACAAAACAACAACTGATTTATTTTCCGTTAGATCAGAAAAATTTGAAATGCCAACAGCGGGTTATGTGCATGTCAAAGACACAACTTATCAAGTGTTTGACAAGAGCAATTTAAATCTGCACTACCAAACAAATGCCAACAGTAATATACAATTAGGATCAACATACTGGATTGCGTATGACAACAACAGAGACTGGAATGTGTATAGACTCTCTAACTTGTCGCAATCAATTGACGGAATAGTATCAGCAGATCCATTAACAGTAACCGTTGATGATTCAACTGGTAACTTGATTAGCAACGTTGGCGAAACTGTAGATGTGGTTATTCCAAAACACACTGATTCAAACAGCAATGTTGTACTTGATATGGTGCACGGGTCTAAAACACTAACACTGGTAGAATCAGATCAAACAATATCAAAAACATTCGCACTAACTGACCTGTTAGGTTCTGGAGCAGATGTTACAGCATCAGGCACAGCAGATCAAGTACAGAAATTTATAGTCAAATCTGGTGGTACAGGATATTCAGCAGGTGACACTGTAACTGTTGCAGGTTCTGGAGGATCAAGTGCTGTTGGTAATGTAGCCACTGTTGATGCCAACACTGGTGCTATCACAAGCATAACATTATCTTCCGGAGGTGCAGGTTTTTATGCTGAACCAACAGATATATCAATACTAACAGGCAATACTGCTTCGGCGGGTGCAAATGCAGTTATTAGATTAAAAGGCAACAACCCAACTTATTACGCAGTTGGTACATTGGCAGATACCAACACATTTGTAAACGGAGAAACTGTAACTGACAATCTTGGTAACACTGCTACACTACTTAATACATTTACTGGTGCAGGAATTACTCACTTGTTATTAACTAATGAATCAGGATCATCATTTGGCACAGCAACATACATTGCAGGTGCAACAGCAAATCTTTCAACAATTTCAAACGTAACAACACTACCAAGTGCAAATATTTCTGATACAGATTATGATGATTTTGATAAGACTTTTGGTGGATTGCTGTCACTACAAGTCAATGCAGGAGGTTCAGGATATATCAATCCAAATGTAGAATTTAACGACACTGCAAATTCAAATGTTGCCGGCGAAGTAATCACTGCAAACGGTTCAGTCACAAGTGCTTATATAACAGATCCAGGATACGGGTTCCAACAAGTGCTTGGCACAGAAGCAACACTGGCCGTAGAAGTGCTCGACAGAGTTGACAGTGCAAATGCAGTCACACTTGATTTTGATGACAAACTGATCAAGTGTTCAACTATCAGCAACATTGCAGTCACAGTAAACAATGAGTTTGATACAACCAACAACGGTAGTGCTAGAATCAATGTCACTGACAGTGCCAATATTACCTTTGCTTCCAACATAGATTTAACTGCAAACACAGTTACTACAGCTCTGTCAAATAACTTAACAGACAGATCAACATCAAATGTACAACTAGAATTTTATTTAGATGCTGGCACATCTGCTTCAGAAGGAAATGTCACAGTATCTTTGAATTACAAAAAAATAACTTATAGTGTTGCTGATACTACAGGTAACTCTGCTACAGCAAACACAGTAGTTGACAGTTATTTCAACAGCAGTTCACATCCTTTGTATTTCTATAAAGATGTAAGATTAGCTTCAAGAAACAATGGCATAGATCAAAGCAATGTAGGATCAAATCTGTCCGCCACAGTCAATGATTTTGTGTCTAATGTGTGTTCAGACATTACATTTATTGAAGGTGATAAAATTTGGTTAGACAATGGTGGCAATAACAACTGGTATACATTAACAATGACATCTAATGCTAGTGTTAAAACTGCATATGACAATCTGGCAACAAATGCCAATATAGAAACAAGTATAACCGTTGGCAGTGACTATTGGATTATCCATTCAGATGTCAATTACGATTCGATTGAATCTTCTGTGTTTGAATCAACAGCAAGAACAAACAAAAACAAATCACAGATTAACTCAAACTTATTTTACAGATCAAAAGTGGTTGATGTTGAAAACAGATCAAGACAAACTGATTTTGAAATTTGGGATCCTATTAAAAGATTATTTCCAGGTGAAGCAGAAAGAGAAATAAAATTTATCAGCTCAGTTGACCCAGCAGTTTATACTAACTCTTCAGACCCAAATAGAGATGTTGATGTCACAGCTTGGGGTCAAGAAAATGTAGGCAGAGTATGGTGGAACACATCAACTGTCAAATACCTTGAATATGAAAATTACAACTTAGATTACAAACAACAGTATTGGGGTAAAACATTCCCAGGTTCAACATTTGGTGTTTACGAATGGACTGAAAGTACACAAACACCTGAAAAGTATACTGGTTCTGGTACACCTATCAACAACACAGACTACAGCACAGTTTCAACTACCAACAAACAAAATATCACAACTGTAAAATACTATTTTTGGGTCAAAAACAGTGATATAGTTCCTAATGTAAATTGGAGATCACTGACAACAACAGCCATAGCAAGACTACTTAAAAATCCAACTTCATATGGTGTTGATTGGTATGCTCCGGTAGACACTAATAGTTTATTGGTAGCAAACTCAAGTCGTTACATTGGTGATCAATCTAATTTTAGATTAAACTACAAAACCAAAGACGTAGATATTCCAACAAACTCGCAATGGTTAATGATCAAACAAAATGATCCTAACAAAAAAGTCGATGAAAGAATATGGAACAAGTTCACAGACAGTTTAAGTGGTCAAAACAGTCAAGGATTGGCTGTGCCTGATGTTTCTAATCTAAGTGAATTAAATCGTTATGGTAACAGTCTAAGACCTAGACAGTCTTGGTTTAAAGATGTGCTTGAAGCACGTAAAAACTTTGTTTATACTGCAAACAAGATACTTGCTAATATTAATTTAGATGTTGATTTGCCTGAATGGCAACAAACTGTAAGCACCGAATTAAGTTTTAATAAAATTGATTATTTTGCTTCTGGCTATAACAGTTCAATTGTGATTGACAGAGAAGTTGATACTTACAACGACATGCTGAGTGCTACATTAACACCAGGTGAAGTAATCAAAGTTGATCTAGATTACAACAACAAGTGGGCCATTTACATCTATGGTAATAGACAACAGATACTTGGTACTGATGTTGCTACCTCTGGCAATGAACTAGTAAGAATAGCAAACCAAACAGCAACAGTCGAACTAAATTCAACTTTTTACACCAGCACAGATTCAAATGTACAAGCTGAAATTAGAGAAATAATGTCTACTATGTACAGCTATATTTTTGCAGGTAGTAGAAATGTGTATCTTAACACACTGCTGTTTAGTGGTATCAATACTGTGTTTTCACAACACAATGAAATTGATTGGCTAATTAAAACCACATATTTTGATGTGGTACAAGAAGATCAAAGTTTATCACAACTGGTAAGTTATCAACCAGATACATTTACCTATCTAAAAGATTATATAAACGAAGCAAAACCATATCACAGTAAACTGATTAATTACTTGAGCAAAAAGACTACACCGGTTGAATACGCAAATACTTCTGTAGTTGATACCTTGTCGTTTGCTCAAACATTGGTTTTTGATAGAACTACTAAAGATATAGAATTACTTTCTAACACTGCGGCCACAGATGCTGATCAATTGTTGGAATTAAAAAATAAATCTCAATTGACATATCCACCCGACAACAGTGCTATTGAAAGAATTGGAAAATATTTCTATGCAGATGAATTAAATGCATTAGATACTTCAAACACATCTGCTGTTGAGAGTTTTATGAGTATGTTAAGAGATAAAATTGCACCATTTAGAGATGCAGACTTTGATGCTAACACATTTGTAACTACCGGTAACCCAGAATGGTATCAGTCACTGTTACAATCAACTAACTCATGGCAAGCAAATGTAAACTACACACCAAACGTAGAAATTGACAGTAACTCGTTGATTACCACAAACACTATGATCAACTACAGCAACACTGATCATTTCAATTCATGGAGTGCAAGTGCAAATTACAATGTTGGTGACATTGCCAAACACGAAGGCCTAGTTTACAAATGTAATGTCAAACACAACTCAGCAATTGACCAAAGTGCAGTACTAAAAATTTCATCAATAATAAACGGTAGCCCAACTATTATCACAACTGATCAACCACATGGCTTAACAAACGAATCTGTTGTGACAATTGCCGGTGCAGATGGAAACGGTATCAGTGGTATTGACGGAGATTATTATGCATTGGTTCAAGATCAAAAAAGTTTTGCTTTGTATACATGGCAAGGCTATGTAGACAAATCATATTCTGAAAATGACACATCTACATCAGCATATTCAACATATCCGTTAGCGGCATTTGACAGTTCTTCCTTGGGATCGTATACCGGAACAACTGCAACAGTACAAGGTGCAGAAGCTTTTGATTTTTCAAAATGGGATCTTGTACAAGACTTTGTGTATTTGGCTGTTGAAGATCATACATCAAATAATTTTGCCACAGATTACAGTGATGGTAAATGGCAATTGATAACAACTCAATTAGACAGTGCTGGTTTTGTAAGACCACAGCACGAAAATTATCCAGAAGAATTTATTCCAACTGTGGCCAAAGAAACACTGATGATTACTGTGGTCACTTATGAAAATACTGCTACTGATCTAGATGATATTGACAGTGACAGTGTTACCGATGAGCAACACGGGTATGGTGATCAGTATGCATTTAGAATTTTTTACAGCAATGACAGTAAAACTCAATACAAAAGATTACCAATGGTATGTCAAACTGAACTTACTGCTCCGGTAACTAATCAATCAAAAGAAATTAGAGTAGCAAATGCAGATGTACTGTACGACAGTGTTGCAGTGCTTGATCCAGATGACTCAAACACAGTTATTGGCAATATTGATGCTGTTCTTACAGGGTCAGTTTCAGATTCAAATCCAGGATATATCTGGATTGATCAAGAGCTTATTGAATATCGTGAAGTTGATGGTAACACACTTAAAAAGATTCGAAGAGGTGTACTAGGCACAAGTATACAAAATCACAGTATTAGCACTGTTATACATTCTGCAAGTTCGCAACATGATATTCCAAATGCTAAAGAATCGGCAATCTGGAGTGCATACGACTCGCTGGGCACTACCTTGATTGACAAAACTGTTCAGTCTGTTTGGGATTCATCATTGTTTGCTTTTGATGACGGACCGTGGGACAAAGCCACAAGAGATCCGTCAGAACAAGCAGAATTTATCAGAGCAGGCGGAATTAGTGCATTTAACTTATACAACACAACATACGTAGAGCCCGGTTATGTAGAAAATCAAGCCGGTACGGGAGGATATTTTAATGAAGAGTAATAAATACATTTATTGTAAAGGAGCAAACCACAATGGCAATATCTAATTTAACTATCAGAGCCGCAACAACAGATGTTAACAACTTGGTTGCAAACGTTGATAGTAACATAACAATTAAAGGTACTCCTTTATCGCACGAAGAACTAGATTTAAACTTTCTTGAACTAGCAGAAACAATTCTGTCAACAGCAGATCAAAATCCATTAGAAGCAAATTTAGATGCTAATTCATTCTCAATACTAAATGTTAGCACGTTGTCAGCAAACACAATAACAGGCAACTTAACAGGTGATGTTACAGGTGATGTTACAGGTGATGTTACAGGTGATTTAACAGGTAATGTTACAGGTGATGTTACAGGTGACTTAACAGGTAATGTTACAGGTGATGTTACAGGAACAGTTTCAAGCATTGCAAATCACGATACTGGTGATTTAGCAGAAGGTACAAGACTATATTATACAGATACCAGAGTTAACAATGTGATAGCGAACACGTCAATTAATGCATTGTCAGATGTTAATACCTCAGGTGCATCTGCTAATTCAATACTAAAATACGATGGTGCTAATTGGGTAGTAGGTACCGACACTGATACTGATACCACAGATATCAGTTCAAACTCAATCACAGATTTATCAGATGTTGATACCACAGGAGTTGCTGATGGAAACTTTTTGATGTATGTTTCAGCAAATGCAAAGTGGGAAGTAACAACTGTGGCAACTGATGTCAGCGCCAATTCAATTGCAGACTTGTCAGATGTTGATACCGCAGGAATAACTGCAAATTCAATTTTAAAGTACGATGGCAACAATTGGGTAATAGGCACAGACGACACAGGAACTATTGCGGCCAATAGTATAACAGAAACAGAAATTGATACAGCTAATATTAACGTTGGTGTATTTGGCAAAGACGGAACTTATGTTGAATATGGTAATATCATTAACGAATTAGACATGAATCAAAACAATATTACTGACGTTGCCAATATTGATGCCAATAATGCTGTTTTTTCAACAGCCAATATTGGCGAGATTAGTGTTGGCACTCTTATATCTAATAATAGTATCACAGCAAATGCTTTTACAGCCAACGCTGATGTAACTTCAGTAAATATTGAAGCAACAGGAAATTTAAGTGCAAATAATATAACTACATCAACAATTGACGTAAGAGGCACAATATCAACACCATTAATATCAAACAGTACCATTACAGCTGACTCTGTTACGGTAGAACACATAAATGCAAATGTTGATTTGTCTAACACTTATCCTTCTAGAATTTCAACATTTGAAAGATATGTTCCTTCAACTGCTAACACTGGCTCATACTACACATCAATGATAGTGCAAGCCACATCAAATGGTGCGGTTAGTGATGGTTTTGGTCCAACAGTTGATTTTAAAATAGAAGATTCAACAGGTGCACCAAATGTGAGTTTGGGTTACATTGGTTTTGTTAGATCATCAGACAATGACTCAGGTAAATTTGTTATAGAAATAGCAGATTCAGGAACAGTTTCAAATGCATTATCAATTTCACCTGAAGGTAATGTTGGTTTGGGTAGTAGCACAAATGCAAAACTTGACATGAATAATGGAACACTATTACTAGGCAATCTGTCAAATGCAGACATAGCCAATGTTTCAGCAGTCAACGGCATGATGGTGTACAACACTGATACTAACAAATTTCAAGGTTATGCAAGTAATACTTGGGTTAATTTGCATTAATAAAAAAATAACCCATGTTTATGTTGACAATAAATAACAACATAAGGTATAATGTAAAAAATGACAGATAAAAATATAGATAAAAAACCCAATGAAACTGGCACAGTTAAAGTGCAAGGTCATGTGCTGATCACAGATAAAAATTCCGGTGAAGTTTTAGTTGACAAAAAAAATGCTATTCACTTTGGAAATATGGCATATGTTATTGCATCTGCTCTTAGTCATCATAACTTAAATGATTCAGGTATTTACTGGATGGGATTTGGAAATGGTGGTTCTGATGTGTTATCCACAGGTAGTATCAAATACAAAGGTACTAACACAGGAACAACCAAAGACAACTCTTCAGATTTGTATAACAGAACATATAACAAAGTTGTTGCAAAACCCAGTTCAACTACCACAGTTTCAAGCGGTGATCCTGACAACAACATTGAAATACTTGATTCAACAGGACCATATACTGATATCAAAGTCACATGTACTCTAGATTTTGGAGAACCATCAGGCCAAGATGCACAAGATAATGCAACTGCTGACACTGATTATGTGTTTGACGAACTAGGTCTTTTTGCATATTACCAAGATACTGCATCAGGCACACTAGACATTGAACAAAGTCTACTGCTTTCGCATGTGATTTTTCACCCTGTACAGAAAAGTACAAACAGACAAATTGAGGTTGTATACACTGTTCGAGTGCAAATGCAGTAAATTTTATGGAATATAAAGGAATTATAACGCATTACAAAGTAAAAATTAACACTGCGTATAAATATGTAAGGAGCAACAGATGAGTTATACAATTAATAACACAAGAGGATCAGTGGTCACCACAGTTACTCCGGGAACTACCCAAGTAGTTGGTGGTATTACACTGATCGGTAAAAACTATACAGGTTACGGCGAAATTATTGCTGAAGATTTTGTAAGAATACTTGAAAATCAAGCCAGCAACACAGCACCCAGTGCCGCATTAACCGGACAATTATGGTACGACACAACAACCAATCAAGTTGGTTTAAAAGTTTATAATGGTACAGGCTGGGATAGAACCACACCACAAGTAGGTTCAACTACACCAAGTTCTCCTACAGCAGGTACGCTTTGGTTAGATACCGGTTCTGACAATGTTTTAAAAATCTACAACGGTAGTGATTGGATTTCAACTGCAATGGGATCAGATGATACCAAGCAAGTGCCGGTCACAGTAAAAGTAGGTGACAACAGTTGGGTATCTACATCCGTTAGAAAAAATGGATATTCATCAAATTCAGATGCCGAAGTTGGTGTGACAGCAGTTATAGGTAAAGATGCATCTGGAGTAGACACTGTGATTGCAGTTTATTCTCCGGCTTCGTTTACTATCAGTTCTAACACTACAAGTTATGCTAATACCACAACAGTGGTAGGAAAAATTTGTGCTAACTTTACAGCAGATGGTGCCAACGTTGCTGGATCATTAAACGCTGGTTTAAATATCAGAGATGGTTTTATTGATGCAGAATCGGCTCCATTAGCAGATGAATCATTAGCACTACAAGATTCAGGTAATTCAAGCATCAGCTATTCTTCAGATGATCTTTTTGTACTTGCAAAAACAACAGATCAAACACACAGCGGAAATCTAGTTCCAAGTTCAAACAATGCTATTGACTTAGGAAGTTCAAGCAACAAATATGCAAATATTTACGGTGTAAGTGTTGAAGCAACATACGCCGATATCGCTGAAAGATTTGAAGCAGATGAACCACTAGATGCAGGAACAGTTATTGCACTAGGTGGTGCAAAAGAAATTACTAAAACTGCCGAAAGAGCAGACAATAAAGTATTTGGTGTTATTTCCAAAACACCAGCATTTAAAATGAATGCCGGTGCCGGTGATGACGCCACACATCCTTTTGTTGCATTTTCTGGAAGGGTACTTTGCAAAGTCAAAGGTCCTGTAACAAAAGGAGATAGATTGGTCAGCAGTGACGTTCCAGGCGTTGCTGTCAAAGCCAATCCCGATGATGACTGGAAAGCGACTTTTGGTCGTGCTCTAGTTGATAAAACATCAATTAACATAGAAAAAATAACTATTGCAATAGGAGTGAAATAAAATGGCTTATCAACAGGGAGATACTATTACAGCTACAGATTACAACAATTTTGTTGCTAATATCAATGCTGTGATTAGTACAGGTTCCAGTGATAGTGGATATGGTTTGACAGCAATTAGTGACGTGTCCGTTGGAGCAACTATCTCAGCCGCCCAATGGAATTCATTACTAGATGGCTTACAAACTGCCGCTAATCACCAAGGAACAACATTAACAAACGCATCAAACACAGTGACAACAGGTGGTAATATTTTGCCGTTGGCAAACTTAGGCACTGACATTGGTTTGATTGACACAAACAGATTAACAGCAGACGTTGCCAACATGTCAACTGGTGTTACAGGTACAAGTTCATCAAGAACAACAGCATGGTCAGGTACTGTATCGCACACATTTACAGTGACATATGCAGATGCCAATGCCGCTAGATATTTCTTTAATTCAGGTGGTAAAATCAAGTTTGCATTTTCAAGATCAGGTGGTACTACATCAGATCAAAACACATCATGGACTAACTTACTTTCAGGACTTGGCACAATTGAATTTGGTGCACAAGCGGCTCAAAGTACAGGTTCATCTGGTTTCTACGACTTAACAGG